GGGCGCGGTAACTTCGCCTCCGTTCTAGTTGAGTTCCACCCTGAGCGTGAGTACACTTTGGCTGAGATATGCACTGCCCTTGATGTCGTGCCTGACCCAACCGATACCGCACAAAACAATCCTATCCGTCTTGCTGACACAGGCAAGGATTCGGTAATGACATGGCTCAACGAGCAGGGCTTGGTTTTATCCGCGCCCAACGGCGAGGGTTGGATGGGTGTGGTTTGCCCGAACAACGGTGAGCATACCGATGGCAACATTGAAGGGCGCTACAAGCCCCTTGACCGTAGTTACTGCTGTTTGCATGGGCATTGCGTTGACTTTAGTTCGCAGATGTTCCTTGATTGGGTAGCTGAAAACGGTGGCCCCGAAGTCGATCATGGCCTGCGGGATGAGCTGATTGCCGAGAAGATGAACCTTGCCCTGTCCAAGATTACCCCTAACGAGGTGTTTCGAGATACCGCAGCCGAATTGATCGCCGAGGTTGAGCGCAAGGAACTGGGTCGGATTGAGAAGGCGCAGTGGTACGAGCGTTTTGCCTACATCCAAGACGATGAATCCTACTTTGATATGCAAGACAGGCGTGAGGTTAGCCGTCAAACTTTCAATGCGTTGTTCCGTCATATTCCCTGCAAGTCAATCCACACCGCCCGTAAGGTCGAAGCGTCGATCTGCTTTGATGAGAACAGGCAGGCGATGGGCGCGAAGGCGCTAGTCGGTGTGACCTACGCTGCTGGTGAGGGTGTGATCGTAACCCGTGACGGTGATCTCTTTGGCAATCGTTGGCGCAATGCGCGCCCAGACGTTCAGAATTTGCGTGATGGTGACATTTCACTATGGCTTGACCATTGCAAAGAGCTGGTACCCGAGCAGGCAGAGCTAGATCATATCTTTGATGTGATGGCGTTTAAGGTGCAACACCCTGAGATCAAAGTTAATCACGCAATTCTGCACGCTGGCGATGAGGGTAGTGGTAAGGATACATTCTGGGCGCCATTTATTTGGGCAGTTTGCGGCGATCACCTAAAAAATCGCGGCATCATGGATAACAATTCTGTTAATAGTCAGTGGGGATACCAGCTTGAATCCGAAATTTTAATTATTAACGAATTGAAAGAGCCTGACGCTGCCACCCGCCGCCAGTTGGCTAACCAATTAAAGCCCATTATCGCTGCACCGCCTGAGATGTTGCCAATCAATCGTAAGGGCTTGCACCCCTACTACATGGCTAACCGCCTCTTTGTGCTTGCGTTCAGTAATGACCCAGTGCCTATTTCGCTTGCTAGTCAAGATCGGCGTTGGTTCTGTGTGTGGAGCACCGCGCCCCGCATGGAATCGAAAAAAGCGTCTGCAATATGGGACTGGTACAGGGGCGGCGGCTTTGGTATGATCGCTCGCTTTTTGCGTGATAGAGATGTTTCCAAGTTCAATCCATCTGCCCCGCCGATGTGGACTGAGTTCAAAGCGAACTTGGTAGAGCATGGTATGAGCATGGCAGAAAGTTACCTTGTGGAGATGCTTAGAAACCGCGTAGGGGACTTTGCGCGGGGCGTTATAGGCTCACCCTTTCACTCGCTTTGTGATCGCTTGGCGGGGGCTGCACCTAGCGGCGTGAAAGTACCGCAAGCAGCATTACTCCATGCCCTGAAAGAAGCGGGCTGGGTTGATTGTGGGCGGCTTATGTCAAGGGACTACACCAGTAAAAAGCATATTTTTTGTGCGCCTGAGATGGCCGATACACCGAAAAGCGAACTACGGCGCATGGTAGAGGAAAACCCGCCGCCTAAGATGGTGCTGGTCAAATAATAAAAAAGCCCCGTAGAGGGGCTTTTTAGCGTCGTGGCGGGGTTTACAGTTTAAAGATAAGGGCTAGTAAGGCCACCAGTAGCGCGGCGCATATTGCGATAATCATTGTTCGCCCCTTTGCGCTTGCCAGTCGGCTAGATCGTCGGCGGCCTGATACGCGTCATCGCTGCTTACTTGCTCAACGTGGGCGGGTTGGCCGGTTTGATGGCGGTAAACCATTGCTTCCTTCAAGGCCGCCGCCGCGTTGGAAAATTCGCCTAGTAGCGTGTTGTTATGATTAAAAACTTGGTAAGTGTTCATTTATTCCTCGCATGGTTCAAATTTTGGGCAAGTATGCCAGCCGTCGCCGTCATCTTCGGATAAGTCGGCTATTCTAATTGTTGTATATTCGCCGTCATAAGGTAATTCGGTTATGACGTAGCCCAGCCGGTTTACAAAGTGAAACCCCTGCGATAAAAACAGAATGTCGTCTTCCTCGCAATATGTCCATATATGGCGGGGGTCTTGCTTTTTAACGTGCTGCAATTCCTCGCCATAGGTTTCAAACATAACCCCGTCAAGGCTTGCGTTGTCGTCGTACGGGTTCAAAATTGGTTTAAGTGCTTCAAATTGGTCAAGATTCATTTTTAGGCCGCCTTTTCTTTTTGTTTAACAAGATGATCTACCCATGACTGCAAAACAGCCCAATTTATGCCATGTTCGGCGTCGTGGTATTTATCCGCAAGGCGTAGGGCTTCGCGTGCGTCGTCGTCGGTTAATTCAAACCCCTGCCAATCGCAACACTCGATAACGTCGTCAATATGCCACCATGATGCTACCCAGTCAGGGTTGCCGATCATCTCAACGCGGCTTGTAAATTCGGCGGCACTCATGCCGGCGGGGATTTCTACTGTAATTTTGTTCATTTTTATGCCTTTTCGATTGTGCCGCCCGTTTTACGGGCGAAGGTTGTGGCGTTGGCGCGATTAGTAAAGCGGCGGTATGCGTACGATTCAACGCCGCCAAGGTAGGTTTTATAGGTAACGGTATACATGGTTTTAATCCCCTTGATGTTCTAAAACGGTCAAAATTGCGTCGTCTATTAGCTGCATGGCGTCGCTGTATGTATCAAAACAGTTGTTGTCGCCGTCATCTAAATATTCGTCGCAATCATGGTCATAGGCCATAAAGCCGTCATCAGTTGCAAAAATCTGAAAACGGTTTAACCATTTTTGATTTAAAAAATCGGCGTTGTGGGCGATGTCATAAAAGCCGCGATCTTCAGGCGGCACAATAACGATTGCGCCATCTTCACCCCTGAATTCGTGGCCATAGTCATCTAAGGCCACGCCGTTATTGTCTATATATCTAAATTCCATGGTTTGCCCCTTAAAAGTTAAAAGCGATAAACGCGCCGAGAATCGCGCCCATAATGCACGCGCCGAGAATGTCTAGTAGTGTTGGTTGTTTTATATTTATTCCCCTAGTTAAAATGCCGCGTAAACAATGTCGCCAGCGTCAGTAGTGCCGCATACCATGGTGTTATCGTGTAGGTATTCCAAAACGGCGTCTAATACGGCGTCTTCATCGTCTAAATCAACGTCAGATAAATCTATGCTGTAATTGGCTGCAATATCTTGCGGAGCCGATTCGTCAAATTCGCAACATATTGCAATAACGTCTAATTCTGTTTCGGAACCGGTGTCTTCATCTAGCTGCTCGATCCATTCATATAAAACACGTAGCCCATCATACGTAAACTGATTAGCGCGGCCAGCGTCATGAAATGCTTGTCTAAAATCGTAGATGCTTACATTTGTTTTCATTTTGTTTACTTTCGTTTAGTTTAGTTTATTAAGTGCCGCCCATTGCGCGGGGCGGCGGCGCAATCCACTACGATTTTTTAAGCGGCTACGGGTTCGGCGGCTGGTTGGGTTGCTAAATCGCTGACCAGCTCGGCGGGGAATGTTGCGCCCTGGCTGCCTACACTGTCGCGTAATGGCATAATCACGCCCGCAAAGTTATCAACGCCATTAAAAACGATCATTGCGCCGCTTGTGCCGTTGTGATGGATACGCGCGCGGTTACCGGCCTTTGATTTGCTGCCGGCCAATAAATTACCGCACTTTTCAAACTGGCTTAAATACTCAACATTAAACCCGCCGGCCTCGCCGCTTGTTTTAACGCCCTGTACCACGCGCCTAAAATCGGGATAATTGCCTTCGCATGGCGCAAAGTTAACAGAGGCCGCGCCGGTGATAATTTGCCATTGGCTGCCGGCCTCTAATTTGGTAAACCCTAGCAAAAATGCCTTATTGCCTTTCGGTAAGTTTTCGATCACCTCGCGCGGGATAATGATCGAGCCATGGCCGGTGTTTTCGGCTGCGGCTTGATAAATGCCTAGCTTATGGCCGTCGCAACCTACAACGCGCGTAAACGCGGGCGCGTATTCGATATATAGGCCGTTTAAGTAGTAGCGAATATCCTTTTTACCAGCCAATAAAAGCATGGCGTCGAGGTTGGATTGTTTAATGAAAAATTGATTGTTCATAATGTTTTTACCTTACTTTAGTGGATTAAAACGGCGGTTTTAGTGCCGTTATGTAAGATATTAAAAGATTGCTTTACAGTTGTCAATAGGTTTAGTGAAATATTTTTGGGGCGTGTTGTTTTTTAGTTGGTAGTCATGGGTTAGTCATAAAGTTAGTCATGGAATTGGGGGCGATGACTAACGAAAAAGGCTATATGAAATCAGGCATTTTGATTGTTGTAAGTCATGTAGTCACCTAAAATCCCTTTATGTTTTGCAAAGTGTATGTTTTATAGGGTAAACCCGTAAATGTTATAAGGTGGCGACTTGTGTAGTCAAACTACATGACTTACAAAACCCTGCTTTCGCGCCCCCGCCGCCAGTTTAAACCAAAAAGCAAAATGCTATTTGTCAGTCATGTCAGTCATTCAAAAAGTAATGACTGACATGACTGACAACATGGCCGCGCCCGCCAGCTAAAAAGAAAAACGCCCGCGCATTGCGCTGCGCTTGTGTAGTCATGACTGACATGACTGACAGCCCGCGCCCGTCGCCTTCTAGCTCATGGCGTGAGCTACTAGGTAAAAACCCTAAAGCTGAAAGCATGGGGGGGTAGGGCCTTGGGCTGGGGGTGAATGGGCAGGGTAGGTTTCACGAACAATTTTTATTTTTTTTTAGCAAATTTGCAAACAGCCTTAGTTTTGATACACTCACGCTTATGACATTCCTCAGCTTCCCTTACGCACCCCGTACGTTGCAAGCCACAGAGTCACGGCTAAAAGCAATCATGGACGCTGCGCGTCTTGGACTTAAAGGTGACAGGCTCGCCATCGCCGCAGGCATGATGCCTACCGAGTACCGGCAACTGTGCCAGTTCGACCCGATCGTCGAGTACGCTGAACTCAAAGCTCGAACCGAATCCGAGATGCAAATGAGCCAAGTGCTACACGACGCGGCAGCGCAAGGCGACATCAAAGCAGCCACCACCATCTTGCAATCGCAACATGACTGGGTGCAAAAACAATCAATTCAAGTGGATATAGATCAGCGCATCTCCATCAGCCAAGCGCTTGAGATGGCGCAGCAGCGCACAGCCAAGGTCATCGAGATGGACGCCCAAGACGCTGAGTACACTGAAGTCAAACAGACCAAAGAAAAGCAAAAAGCCGCCTAATGCAAGAACCCCGCTATTCCGCGCAAGACGAGATGGAACTCATGGCGCGGCTGTGGGCGCCAGCCATCAAAGACAACCCTCTGGCGTTTGTGATGTTTGCGTTCCCGTGGGGCGAAGCTGGCACACCGCTAGAACACTTCACTGGCCCACGCAAGTGGCAGCGCCAGGTGCTGACGGACATTGCCGATCACATCAAAAAGAACGACGGCAAGCTGAACTACGACGTATTGCGCCTAGCGATTGCGTCAGGCCGCGGTATTGGCAAGTCGGCCCTAGTCAGTTGGCTAGTGCTATGGATGATGACGACTCGCATCGGATCGACCGTGATCGTGTCAGCCAACAGCGAAAGTCAGCTACGCTCGGTGACATGGGCTGAGATTACGAAGTGGTCGTCCATGTCGATCAACACCTACTGGTGGGAGATCAGCGCTACCCGCGTGATGCCTGCTAAATGGCTGACCGAGCTAGTCGAGCGCGACCTCAAGAAAGGCACCCGCTACTGGAACTTAGAGGGACGGCTGTGGTCGGCTGAGAATCCCGACGCGTTCGCAGGAGTCCACAACTACGATGGGGTAATGGTCGTGTTTGACGAGGCAAGCGGTATTGACGACTCCATCTGGGCGGTGACGTCAGGCTTCTTTACAGAGAACACACCAAACCGCTTTTGGTGCTGCTTTAGCAACCCACGGCGTAATACGGGCTACTTCTACGAGGCGATCGAGGGTAGCAAACGTGACTTTTGGCAGTCTAGACAAGTAGACGCTCGGGATGTAGAAGGCACGGACAAGAACGTCTACAACCAGATCATTGAAGAATACGGCGCTGATTCCTACCAGGCGCACGTCGAGGTTTATGGCTCGTTCCCCTCAGAAGGCGACGATCAGTTCATACCGTCAACGCTAGTTGACGAAGCCATGAAGCGGGAAAAGCACAAAGACGATACCGCGCCCATCGTCATTGGCGTAGATCCTGCAAGATTCGGGTCTGATTCAACCGTCATCGCCGTACGGCAAGGGCGCGACATCGTGGAGATCCGCAGGTTCAAGGGCGACGACACCATGACGGTGGTCGGCCACGTCATTGAAGCAATCGAGCAGTACCAGCCAGCGGTCGTTGCCATCGACGAAGGCGGGCTAGGCGCAGGTGTAGTGGATCGCCTGAAGGAGCAGCGGTACAAGATCCGCGGGGTGAACTTCGCAAACAAGAGTAAAAACCCCATGATGTACGGCAACCTGCGGGCGCAGATTTGGGGACAGATGAAAGAATGGCTTAAGACGGGTAGCATCCCAAGCGAAAAAATGCTCAAGACCGACCTCATTAGCCCTATGATGAAGCCCGACAGCAAGGGAGCGATTTACCTAGAAGGCAAGAAAGAGATGAAAGCGAGAGGCTTGGCCTCGCCAGAC